GTGAACAGTCTCGATTTTGACCGCAAGCCCGAAGATACGCGCGTCGTCGTCGCCATGTCCGGCGGCGTCGACTCTTCCGTCGTGGCGGGGCTTCTCAAACGCGAGGGCTACGACGTTCTCGGCATCACGCTGCAGCTTTACGATCATGGCGCGGCGGTGCACAGGGCCGGCTCCTGCTGCGCCGGTCAGGATATCGACGACGCCCGCCGCGTCTGCGAGACGATCGGCATTCCGCATTATGTCCTCGATTACGAGGCGCGTTTCCGCGAGACGGTGATCAACCCCTTCGCCGAAAGCTATATCGCCGGCGAGACGCCGATCCCGTGCGTGGCCTGCAACCAGACGGTCAAGTTCGCCGACCTGCTTGCGACCGCCAAGGAGCTCGGCGCCGATGCGCTCGCCACCGGCCATTACATCCGTTCGCGGCCGAGCCCGAAGCCGCGTTATGCCGGCCAGCGCGCGCTCTACCGGCCGGCCGACGCCGAGCGCGACCAGAGCTATTTCCTCTTTGCGACAACGCAGGAGCAGATCGACTATCTGCGCTTCCCGCTCGGCGGTCTTCCGAAGAGCGAGACCCGGGCGCTCGCCGAGGAGATGGGCCTTGTCGTCGCCAAGAAGGCCGACAGCCAGGACATCTGTTTCGTGCCCCAGGGCAAATACAGCGACATCGTCTCGAAGCTGAAGCCGAACGCGGCGCTTGCCGGCGAAATCGTCCATCTCGACGGTCGCGTACTGGGCGCGCACGAGGGCATCCTGCATTACACGATCGGTCAGCGCCGCGGCATCGGTGTCGCGACCGGCGAGCCGCTCTATGTCGTCTACCTCGACTCCCGCTCGCGCCGCGTGATCGTCGGCCCGAAGGAGGCGCTGGAGACCCGCCGCGTCTACCTGCGCGACGTCAACTGGCTGGGTGACGAGGAACTGGAAGCGGCAGCCGGGCAGGGCTTCGAATGCTTTGCCAAGGTGCGCTCCACCCGCCGCCCCGCGCCGGCGGTCCTCAAGAGCGATGCCGAAGGGCTATATGTCGAGCTCGTCGAAGGCGAGGCGGGTGTCGCGCCCGGCCAAGCCTGCGCGCTCTATTCCGGCACCGGCGAGGATGCGCGCGTCTATGGCGGCGGCTTCATCCGCAGGTCCGAGCGCGAGCCGGCCGCGGAAGCGGCGCTGAAGGCGCTCTTGCAGGCGCCGGCGGCAGCGTAAAGCGGGCGATTCCGGCGTGGCGGGAAAACATCGCTTTTTCCCGAAGACATTGCTTGACACTAGCCGGAACAGCGCCTTATAAGCCGCCCGACCAGCCAAGACGGGCTTCGTTCAGAAGCTTTCACGGCACCGGCGGCGGAGTAGCTCAGTAGGTTAGAGCAGAGGAATCATAATCCTTGTGTCGGGGGTTCGAATCCCTCCTCCGCTACCATCTTAATCACCGACAACTCGGAATCGATGAGGCTCGACAGATAGCCTTTGATGTTGATTTCGTACGGCTGTCCCTTTTCCGTTGGATTGATCACCACCGCAGCCACGAGCTGCCGAAACGGCGCTGCGATTTCCGGTGACGCCTCGCCGTCCTTTTCACGTACGATTTGAGCAAGGCTCTCGATGTTCTCCCGAAACCGCTTCACCGCTTTCGGCTGGATCTCAATTACGTTCGGCGGCTCTTCGGTGGTCTCAAGGATAGCTTTCTGCCGGTCTCGCTCCGCCCGCAGTGGCGCCAGGAGAGCAGCGGCCTCGTCGTCCTCGATGAGACCCTTCGAAATTTTCTCAACGATCTTGGTGATGCCGTCCTTAGCCTCCTGCAGCGCGCGCTGTGCGTTTGCGCGTGCTCTTTGCGCATCGCCGCGCAGGCGCTTCTGCTCGACCTGATAAGCCTCCACATAGGCTTCAATGACGCTTGTGTCAGCGAATTGACGTCTAAGGCCGTCAACGACTTCCGTTTCGATGCGCTCGACATAGTAGCGTCGGCTGTTCTTGCAGGTCCCTGATTCGCGGAAGGTGCTGCACTGGATGCGATTTCCGCTTCGGTCGGGGCCGACAAGCGCCATTCCTCCGCCACATGCGCCGCAGCGCAACAGGCCTGAAAGTATACGCTTAGATCGTGGGCCTTTGGCACGGTCAGCGCCGCCCGTCGCTTCCTTGCGCTGCTGGACAATGTCAAACAGGCCGCTATCCACGATCTGCAGGTGCGGCGCCGCGACCTCTTCCTGCTCGCTCTCGGGGTTTACTCGAGAGATGCGGCGGCCGGTAGACGGATCTTTGACCATATGTATCCGGTTCCAAACAATTCGGCCGACGTAAATCGGATTGCGAAGTATGCCGTTGCCTCGCTGGCCACTGCCGTTAATCGTGGAGGCATTCCAGCGCTCTCCCCGCGGCGCAGGCACGTTTTCATCATTGAGGACGGCCGCGATCGACCTTGGCGCCATCCCGCCGGCGTACAGTTCGTAGATTCTGCGCACCGTCGAGGCCTCGTCTTCAACGATTTCCAGCTCGCCCTTCCGGCCAAATATCGGCCGGTAGCCGTACGCCTTGCCACCAGGATTGCGGCCGGAGCGCACCACCCCCACCATGCCGCGCCTGACCTTCTTGGCGCCTTCCTCGCGCTGCATCTGCCCGATCACGCCATACATGCCGATCTGGACGGTATCCATAGCGCCGCCATTGACGCAGTTCATCTCGATTCCGCGAAACTTCAGCGTCTTGTGGATGTGGGCGAGGTCGGCAATATCGCGGGAAATGCGGTCTGGCGCTTCTGACACAAGAACGTCGAACTCTGCGCGGTCGGCCGCCTGGATCAGGTTCGCGAGACCAGGCCGTCCAAACATCGATGCGCCTGACTTGGCGCGGTCGGAAAATTCCTCCACGACATTAAAACCCAGCCGTTCGGCGTGGGCCCTGCACAATCTGAATTGATCCTCCACCGATTGATCATTCTGCAGATCGGTGGAGTACCGGGCGTAGATTGCGGCTCGCTTCATTGATTTCTCGCGGGTTCCATGCCTTTTTCATTCTCATTAGCGGGCAGGGGTGGCCGAGCGTCAAGCCGAGCCTGCCGAATCGCGAGTGCCTTCACGAAAGCAATCAAGGGGCTATCCTGTGGATAACGGGGATGATTGTCGGTCATGACAGTCGCCCGCCATAATCTTCGGCTTTGCGAATGATCTTGATCGCCCCTGGCTTCAGCTTCGTGGTGGTTTCAAGCCGGCCCCTCCAACGGGTTTCGGCGCGGTAGTAATAGCCGGGAACCGTTTTGTGCTCGACTCGCTCAAGCCAGAAGATGGGCCTGCACACCTTTCCGTTTCGCCGCTTCCATTCGACCTCATAGAAGCCTGGACCGTCGTATTCCACTGACACTGGCGGCACCGGCACGAAGACGCTGATGAAGCGACCGTAGTCAATAACCTCCGGAGAGCCGTAACGCTCAGTCAGGCAGGCAATGAGTTCCTCCTTCGCAGCCGTGATGCGCTCGTCCAAGGTGGAATCAGTGGCCGCTGAAGCCGAAGCAAGATTGATCGGGGCGGCAGCCGTTGCCATGGCGCCGAGGATTGACCGTCTGGAGAGGCTCATTGTGCTACCTCCATGTCAGGCGCCACCTTTGGTCGCCGCGCCTCTCGCGATCTGGCTTCGGCTTCATCTCTCACAAATTCGGCGGCCTTCACCGCGAACGGGGCGAGGTCTTCGGCGCAGTCCGCCTCGAAGCCCAGGATCGCCCAGCCACGCCACTCCACTTCGCTGCTGGTCTTCGGCTTCGCGGCCACCGAGATATTGACGGCGGCTTGCTCATAGCTGCCAAGAAAGTCGCATATGTCCTCAAGGACGTTCCCCGCGGCGTTGTAGTTTTTGCCGTCTTCGGTCAAAAACCGAGGCTGGCAGCAGAAGCCCGAAATGACCTCGGCCACCGTGTAAAGAACTTTTCGGAGGTCACGCAGCTCCTTCATGCCCATCTTGCGAAGCTGGGCCATGTCTATGTCACATGAGACGCGGCCTCGTGGGGTCAACGGATCACGAAAAGGGGCTTCGGTGATCGGCAAACCTTCGGCGGCGGCCTGAACAGGTGTGTTCGGCATTTCAATCTCCAATATTGAGGTGGTGTTTGCGGGAAGTCGGCGGCTATTCTTGCCTGATCAGCTTGAACCGGCCTTCGATGTAGGGATGGGTGTAGAGTTTGCCGGCGGAGTGTCGGCACTCAGCAACGAAGCGTTCGAACGTCGCGGTGACGTCTTTCTTCCAGTAAACGGCATAGGCCGCACCGTCCGCCTCGGCGTGTTCGTTCCGGACCATGCCGGCGGGCTTCGGAGCGTAGGGCGACTGGCGCATAACCGCGTCTACCGTTGCGTCCGACAGGCCGTAGAGCTGCCAGATACGCCGCCGGATATGGACAATGCTCTCGGAATTGGCTGGGCGGGCGCTGAGAACGGTCTGCGCCGTCTCTACCCGCTCGACCCGGGCGTCGATCGCTGTGATGGCCTTCGCTTGCTCCGCCTGACAGCGTTCAACCTCAGCTTGGAGGGTGAGCATCTGAATCAGCGTTTCGGTAGTGGTGAGGGGTCGAGGGGAGGCAACCATAGCCTCTAGCTCCCGAAGGCGCTTTATCACTTTGCGACGCAAAGGCGCGCTATAGCCGAGCAGGAGAGTTTCGGTCAGCTCTCGGTCGAGCCGGTATTCGGTCTGCTCCCGGTTCATGCTGTCGATGTAGATGTGCGCAAATCTGCTCACATCTTCCCCGAGGTCGACCAGCATACGTTCGGTATCGCGCTTGACGTCTGGGTGGCGCTTTCCAGTCAGTTCCGCGATTTCGCGGCTGGACATCGTGACCGGTTGACTCGCGAGAATGGCGTTCATGTTCGCTCCATCGGATTAGATGAAGCTATATAGCATCAGAGGCTATATCTGCGTCAATAGGGGCATAGCGCTTTTTGCTTAGTTAGGTTCTGCGGCATAATCATCTAAGTCAGGATGGTTATAAAAAACAGCCACTAAAGGGAAAAGAAAATCTATTCGGAGGTTCATTACCGGAGGGCCATTAGGCACCAAAATTGTGTAGTAATCCGCTTTCGAGGTTAGGTGCGGATAACCAAAAACCTGTCGGTCCGCGCCGGTTTCGTCCTCACCCAACATCATCGAGAAGCGGTTGACATACTTTATCGGGTCGACGTCATCGTTGCGCGCAAAGCAAAGTAGATCCTCGTCCTGGAATATAGGCGCTAGCGCATCCGAGTTCACGTAATACCAGACCTTGTTCAGTGCGTGGAAGGCCCCATTGTGTACCGTAAAGGTGTGCGGATCATCGTCCTCGTACATCTGGACAATGCCGCCAGGCATGATCTCGCCTGCAATTTCTATAGTCGTTAGTCGGCGGTTTGCTGGAAGAAAAAGGTCATGATCAACGCTCAGCGCTTCGCCTAGTCGAACGCGCCACTCTTCAGTGAGCTGTATCTGGCCGCGTTCCAGCTTACTGATCGTAATCCAGTGGACGCCAACTTTCTCAGCTAGCTGCGATTGCGTCAGGCCCATCCGCTTGCGGATCTCGGCCACTCTGTTCGTGGGTGCGGTTTTCAGCTTTTTCATACAGCCGTTATGACTTAGGCAGGTTAAAAATGATATAACCCAAAATGCTATATCGGCATTGACATCTATATAGCTCAGAATGCTATATTCCCCTCGCCATGACAAATCAATCACTCACTCCCTCGCGCTGGAGACAGCAACGAAAACTCTCGATGGCAGGCATCGCAATGATGCTTGGCATTGAAGGAAAGAACCCTTCACGAACGTGGCAGCGATATGAAACCGGGGCTTCTGAGCCACCGCTTTCCATTGTTGCTAAGTTGGAACTGATCAGCGATGGCGCCGTAAGCACCTCTTCTTGGATGCAAGTTCGCCAAGCCTTTCAGAGCCGACAGAAAGCGCCCCAATGACCAAGCGCGACTTCACTAAGGTCTCTCCGAACGTCTGGCGTTCCAACCGTTTCCGGAAGCTAGAAAGTAGCGACGCACAGCTCCTGTATCTCTATTTCCTGACGTGCGAGCATCAGAACAGCGCCGGCTGTTTCCGTATTCCTGACGGCTATGCGTGCGCGGATCTCGGCTGGAACATCAACCGATATGTGCAGGCTCGCGACCATCTCGTGACCGGAGACATGGTCAGTTTCGATGCTGACGCCGAGGTCATCTACGTCCATCGCTGGTTCAAGCACAGCCCGCCCATGAACGACAAACATGCGCAGGGGACCATGCGCCTCATCTCCGAAATCGAAAACGATGATCTGAGGGAGAAGGTCGAAGCGGACTTTGAATCGGCCGATGCTGCAAGGCAGTCGCGGTCCGCAGCGGCTGCCACAAGCGACCCGCTTACCAGGCGCCCTTCGGTTTTCCGGAACGGAGGCTACCAATGATACCCGTGCGATACCCTATCGATACCGTATCCAGACCGTATGGATATAAAGAGACAGAGACAGAGACTAAGACAGAGAAGAAGACACGAGAAAAAGAAAAAGAAGAAAACCGAGAAAAGAGACTGAAGAAAGAGATCGCCACTTGGTGGTCAGCTCCTAAGCCTTGTTGTTCACCTATCCATGGCTTTGGAGGTAAATCGTGAAGCACAGAACCAGCAAAGGTCAGTCCGCGCGCGACAATCTGCGGTGGGCCAAAGTGCAGGCAAAGGGTACGTTCGCCGAACTCGGCGATACCGAGGCGCGCCAACTCCTGACAACGGTTCTTCGCTCGCTCCCTAGCCAGCCTCCCCGAGAAGTTTTCTCGGATCAGCAGCTATTCGATGGCACGATGGAATTGATCAGGCATGGCCTACTCGATGTCTGGTTCGCGCTTGACGGCACTACGCTGCATGTCCGCTCAGATTTCAGAGGTGCAGCATGACAACGCCCATGATGACCATGTCGGAGGCCTTCCTCTATTTGGATTTTTGCGATTTTCGAATCTTCGGTTGGGAGATAACGGAAAGAAGCCTTCAGCATCCGAGGAGCAAGGCAGCAAAGGCGATCACTGAGCGCTGGAAGGAGATCCTACGGCACGCTCCGGCGGTCGATGATTTCGTGAAGGCGGCTATGGAAGGCCGTCCCGTTCACGAACTCTGGCCCGACCACCTGCGAAAGGAAGTCGAGTTCTCCATCAATACGAAGGTGCCGCGCACCATCAACGAGCCCACGAGCGCCGAGTTCATCGCGGACATGCACGCCTGCGGCCGGACTGACTGGGTGCTGCCTGAATTCCTCAAAACGCACGGGAGGACCGCCTGATGCTTCTCTTCAAAATTTTCAACCTCGCACTGAAGATCCGAAATCGCCGGAAGGATCTGACGAAGTGACGAGGATTCTGAACGTCACTCGTAACGACAACGGTCAGTTCGAAATCACCGACCAGGTCGGCAAAGTCGTGCAAGGCCCGTTTGATACCAACGCGGCCGCATGGAAGGCTCTGGATCGTCTCGACAACGACAACGCCAACCGGCCGGACAAGCCGCGCAGTTCCAAGAAGGTTCTCTGGGGCAAGCCAGAGAAGAGACTCAAGCGCTCGCGGCGCAAGGAGAAGCGGATGCAGGAGAAGCAAGATCACCGGATGAAGGTGAATGCTGCGAAAGCGCCTACCTGGATTCGCAATGTCGCCGCGGCAAAGTTCGACCCGGCCGGCATTCGCGCGTACCGCGATGCAAAGCTCGGCACGTTCGGCGCCGCGTCCGAAGTCAAGAGAATCGATCCTGCTGTATATTTGGCAGAGAAAGCAGCGCGAGGAGAGTAGCCAATGTCAGATGATGACTTCACCGACGAACAGCAGCGCAAGATGGCGGCCAAACTTTTGATGGGGACCAAGCGACAGGGGCCGAAAGTGGAAGTGCGGCGCAGCGGTAACAAGAAGCCCGAACCTGTTGAGTTGCGCTTCATCAATCATCTCGATTCGTTCGACGGTGAGTGGCTTTGGTGCGAGGTCCAGCAGAAGGCGTCGTCGGGCTGGATCAAGGTCGAAACATTCGAGGACAAGAAGGCCGCAGAAAGAGCTGCGGAAAAATACCAACGTCTCGGGGACAAGGTGTCCTGGTGGAAAAAAGAGGTTTGATCGATCGACCATGGCGCTTCACGATTCGCGGCTTACGCGCTCGCCCAACGGCATGAACTTCCACCGCTGGCTCGAGGGCTTCGGCGTCCGCGTCCGTCATTTTCGCGAGGGACGCAGCTTCCATACTCGGCCCGCCAACATCGTCTACGGCGGGCGAACGTTAAAGCGCCTGTGGGCCCGGGATACTCAGCGAGCCGAAACATTGATCCGCTGCATCCAGGTCGCCGATGCGAGATGCTTTGACGATTATACGATGTTGGCCGTCTGGCACTTCATCGGCGCCCACGCAGCACAGGAGCCCGCCGACGAGCTTGCGCGGGCGTTCGGGAGCATAAATCTGGCTCGAATAGTCAGGCGCGGCCACCGTCTTGCCAAGGGCCGGTATGGTCGCATGGGCAAGGTGGCAGAAAAGATTAGCAGCCTGCTCGCCGACGCTTTAATTCCAGAGGAAGAAGCCTCATGAAAATATCGGTCCGCAACGAGTACATCGACGTCTCTGGCCGCAAGGTGCTGATCGTCGCCGAAAGCAAGACGCCCGGCGGTCTAAAGGTATTCACCGGCTTTCAGATCGATCGCAGCAAGGGGCGGATGGGCGGCGAGCGCCACTACAAGTCGGACGGTCGTGACTACTACGGCGACATCAATTCGCATCTGATCCGCGAGTCTGATTCTGGCATGTCCCTCACCGATCCGCAGGCCGCAATCCTCGAGAGGATTATCGAGGCACTGGATACCGATCTAGCCATGCCCGGCCGGGTCGGCCCGAAGATGTACGGAAGTGCGATGCCCGTGCCGCTGGTCAGCGAGGCGGAACTGATACTGCTGGAGTTCGTCGACGCCCACGAAACAGACGGCATGCACATCCGTCACCGGAACAGTGCCATTGGCGCCAGTATCGAGCGCCGGGCGAAATGCAGCAAGGAGCGGATCGCTCGGATGGAAGAGGCGCTGGCGTGGGTGCCGCGTTTTGTCTGGGATCATGAAATGCGGATCGCTATTCTCGCCTATGCCGAAGTTAAAGCGCGCGGATGGGATTGGAGCCGCTACATTGAGACGCGAAATCGGCGCCAGTCTCAAAAAAAGGCATGGGTTAAACGAACGCTGTACCGTTGGATTGAGAAGGCACTTCAACAAATTGAATGCGAGTTGGACAAGAGATCAATCTTGTTGATGGATACGGCAGGTTTACAGGTGGCACACGAAGAGGCACAAAGCACGGGCAAATCAATAACATCGGATTTGCACGCGTGGATGGCTCCTGATGGAAAGCCCGACCAGTATCGGAAGATTAGCTAGGAGCCTTCAACCCTATTGGCAAACTTCGTGGAATGCGCTTCCCTGAGTTGAACATTTGGGGGGCGCAATGGAAGATAATTCTGTGTTGAGGATTGAGTTTAAGAATACAAAGCCGATTGAACTGGTGGACCTGACGGCAAGCTTCACGGCTCTAGCCGAGTCATTTAAGGACTACGCGAACGCCAAGACTGGCGATCCCCATCCCGACAACCTGCGCCTTTACGTCAAGGAAATCCGATCAGGCAGCATCATCGCTGACTTGATTACGGTTGCGGATCAGGCGCAGTGGGTGATGGAACACGTAGAGGTGTTCGCAGGCTTTGTCACAAACACTAATGAGCTTGTGAATTACTTCCTCGGCCGAAAAACCGGCTCCGAGCCTACAGTCCGAGAAGCAAAGCAAATCGCCCAGTTTGTTGAGCCGGTTGCAAAGGATTTTGGCTCGCAGCTCAATATGAATGTCATGGACGGGGGGACGGTTCACGTTCACCAGCATTTCCACATCAATGGAGTTGAGGCGAATGCCGTTCAAAACGGCGTTAACCGCTTTTTGGGCCCACGTTTGCCATCATCGCAGATTGTGCCCGACCAGTTGATGGTCCTAGAGCAGGTCAAGAATAGCGCCTCAGCGAAGTCAGGTGATCGCGGCGTGATCGAGGCGATCTACCCAAAACCGGTGCGGCTCCAATTCTCAAGCGAAGAGGCAAAGCGGCGCGTCCTCGATCTTCAGGAAAATCCGCTTCAGTGCGTATTCCAAGTGAATGTTGAGGTGCGATCGGTCGCGGGCAAACCCGCACTATACCGAATTATCGAGGTCACTGACGTCATCCATCGTGAACCGGACTAGGCTAAACACGAAATACCTTCGCCTGACGAATAAGCGAGTGGTAGGCTGGGGCTACGCTGATTTCGGAAGGAGAAGCGTTGAGCACTGTTACCGAAGTCTGAACGCCGGCGTCTAGGACCCGCCACTCCCTTGGCCACGGTTTCTTGTCTAACTTTATAATCGCGTCCAGATTTCCGAACCCCAGCTTCCAGCCGTTGCAGTCTCGGACGCGTATGCGAGTCGGTTCGACCGCAATTGGGAGCAATTTCCCGTTCCCTGTGAGGTTGGGGCGCAGGAAATAGAGCGGTGCATCGAGATCCGCGGTTCCAAATATGCAATCCTTGATAACAGCATCATAGGACCCAAGGCGGGACTGTCGACTATCAACCCGGTCCGCAGCGTCTGCGCGCCATATCAACGACAGGACGAACTTCTTCAGGAGACGGGGCTGCCGGTTAGGTATGGCAAAGTCCTGCGTGGCTCGCTCAGAGTTAATTGCGCGGACAATCTCTACACCATACTTGTCGGCCAGACCCAGCTGGCGTTCGTGCTCATCACAGAGGATCTTCCAGCTCCATCGTCCATTCTGGAACCGCCTGAGGCCAGGCTCTCCTAACCTTCCGGCCACGAGATGCTTGTCACCCCGTTTAAGGTCCAGCGCGAGCGCTCGTGGGAGGATGTGAGATTTGACGGTTGGAGAAGCGCCGCAGACTAAGCAACAGGAATTTCTCAATTGAGGGGTCATGGACATTTACCGGCACTACGCTTGGGGTGATCTGTAAGATCTGTCGAACCGCTCTACCGCATCCAAAGGATCACGGCTATTGCGGCCAGCTCAAGCGCAATAAGCATCAACAGCGAGATGATTGAATAGCGACGCTTTTCCGCAAGTTCAAATTGCTCGGTCAGCAGCTTGTAAAAATGATGATCTTCCACAAAGGCCTCCATGCCCGTCCTCAGAATGGTCGCGCAACGGTTGCGCAGGCCGTAACGAAAGGCAAGAGACATGCTCCAGTACAGTGTGGCCGTCCGCAACGCCAAGCTCGACGCGGTCGAGACAACGATCGGCGCCTCGGCCGTCCTGAAGATTCGCACCGGCGCCCCGCCGGCCAACTGCGCGACGGCTGATAGCGGAACCGTTCTCGCTACCTGCAGCCTCCCGGCCGACTGGATGGCCGCAGCCTCCGGCGGCACGAAAGCAAAGTCGGGCACCTGGGAAGACACCAGCGCCGACGCAACCGGCACGGCTGCTCACTTCCGCCTCTATGCCTCGGACGGCACCACCTGCCACGCACAGGGCACGGTGACGGCGACAGGCGGCGGCGGTGACATGACGGTCGACAACACCAGCTTTGCCGCTGGTCAGGCGTTCACGGTCACCGGTTTCACGCTCACGGCCGGCAACGCGTAAACGGCCTCTCAGGGGTAGGCTATGCCAGTAGGGACCCCGGCACTTGCCACGCCGCAGATAGGCGCAACGGCAGCATCGGTCACCACGGCCAGCTTTACGCCGACTGCGAATGCCCTGCTGATTGCCTTCGCGCATTTTCGCGGTAGCAGTGGCGCCATTCCCACGATTAGCGACAGCCTCGGCGAAACGTGGACGCCAGTTGCGGCCGGTCAGGATGGCGGTTTCGTCGGCGGGCGGCTGTTCTATCAAGTGGTCAGCGCCTCGCCTTCGGCTCGCACAGTTACGGCTACGTCGGCAGGCGCAACACAGACCGGCATCGCGGTTATCGAAGTCACAGGCGCCGGAACGGACCTTTCCAACTACCAGTTCGACATCACGACTGGCACCGCGCAGACGTTGAACATGGCCGCCTACGCCTCCACGTCGCAAGTGTTGGCGGGTGTTGTCGATAACGCTGGCGCAGCGTCGAGCTTCACCGGCCCGTTCACCGAACTCTACGACAGCAATCTCGCAACCAACCTGCGGTCTAGTGTCGCCTACGAGAGCGGCGCCACAGCCACGACGACGATAAACATAACGACTGGGTCGTCGGACAATTACGCCTGGGCCCTGGAAATCAAGGAAGCGAGCGCCGGTGCAATATCCGGGTCGGCCTCGATCACGGAAGCGGGCGACACTGTTGCCGGGTCATCGCTGATCGCCATCGCTGGGACGGCAACGCTCTCCGAGGAAAGCGACGCGCTGACGGCCTCCGGGTCGGTCATCTCTGGCATAGCCGGGACGCTCTCGGCAACGGAAGCCTCGGACACATTAGCCGCAGCAGCGACAATAGCCCTGCGCGCCTCACTGGCTGCGTCGGAGGGCTCGGACAGTGTCTCGGGCTCGGCAAGGGTGAACCTCGCTGCTGCGGCTTCCCTGAGCGAAGGCGGCGATGCGCTCGCAAGTGCTGGCAACCTCACCGTACAGGGCGCCGCCTCCATAACTGAGGAGGCTGATAGCCTTTCCGCGGCAGCAACCATCGTCTCGGCCTCACGCACGGGAACAGCGGACATCGCCGAAGCAGGCGACACGCTCGCAAGTGCGTCGGGTCTCAGGCTGGTTGCAAGCGCCAGCGTAGCCGAAGAGGGCGATAGCCTCTCGACCATAGCCGGGCCCTTGGTGAAGGGCGCTGCCGTCATTGCGGAGGCAGGAGACACGGTCACGGCCCGCGCCGTCCCGCTGCTCGTCTCGAGCCCGCAGGAGAGAACGGCCAGCGTGCCCGCAGAGGACAGGACAGCGGCAGTGGCGGCAGAGATACGCACCGTCGCAACCAAGGCAGAAGTCAGGACAGCAGCAGCCCGAGCCGAAACCCGGCGCGCGGCAGCGTAGAGAGGATTCGACATGGCGCTGACGTGGCCTGCCATCAAAGACCCCGACGAGGTGAAAGACTATAGCCTCGACTGGTCCGCGCTCCTTGGGGCGTCCGACACCATCACAAGCTCGACATGGACAGTCGACGAGGGCGACGGCCTGACGATCGACAGCGACAGCGCCACGACCACCGCAACCACGATATGGCTCTCCGCCGGCACGGCCGGGACGAATTACAGCCTGGTCAATCGCGTGGTGACAGCAGGAGGCAGGACATACGACACGACCGTCAGGCTGAAGGTGCGGAAGAAGTAGAAAATTTATATCGCGAAATGCCAAGTCGCCGCCGGCCAGAAGAAATAGATTTCCAAGAGGACGCTATGAAGTACTCCGTTCTGGAGATTGACGATCTGCGGGAAGCGGTCATTGCGCATCAGAAGCAGAAGTACCGCATGCGCCGTTCCGAGTTGAACATGGTGCACGTAGAAAGCATGGTCCGCACCTACATGGAGGCGGGCATAAAGGCGGATGAAATCCTCGCCGTCGTCGACGAGCGGAGTCGGATCCGCAATCCCGAGAAGCTCGAAGGCGCGCTCTAAGCAATGAGCAGACCCACGACATTCTCCCAAGCCAAGGCAGACGCGATCTGCGAGCGCTTATCCAACGGTCTCAGCCTTCGCGCCATCTGCCGCCATAAGGCCATGCCGAGCAAAACCACGGTGTTTAAGTGGCTGGCTCAAAACAGCGAGTTCGCTGACCAATACGCGCGTGCGCGCGAGGCCCAAGCCGACCTGCTTGTCGACGAGATGATCGAGCTCGCCGACACCCCGAAGGTGGGCAAGAAGACCAAGCGCACCGCTGATGGGAAACTGGAAGAGACAACCGGCGACATGATCGAGCATCGGCGCCTGCAGATCGAAACGCGCAAATGGGTTGCGGCTCGTATGCGGCCGAAGAAATACGGCGATCGGATCGACGTTGACCAGAAGACGACGGTCGAGGCCGGCGACAGCGTCATGGCATTGATGAAGGCGATCGATGGGCGAACCCGCTCTAAGTGATGAGGTCGTTGACCTCTGGGCCGACCGGCGTTGGCGGCTGCAGAACCTGTATTTCATTGAGGACAAGCACGGCAACGTTGTGCGGTTCAATATGAACATGGCGCAGGAGAAGCTGCTCGAGGATCTGCATTACCTGAATATCGTGCTCAAGGCGCGGCAGATGGGGTTCAGCACGTTCATTCTGATCCTCGCCTTGGACTGCTGCATCTTCAATTCCAACTTCGCGGCCGGCCTTGTCGCCGACACGAAGAAGAATGCCGAAAACCTGCTGAAGCGCATCAAATTCGCCTATGAGCGGCTGCCTGATGAGATCCGGCGGGTGGTCGAGATATCCGCCGACAACAAGGGCGAGATCGAATTCAGCAACGGTTCAAGCGTCGAGGTCGGCGTCTCGCTGCGATCGGGAACGAAGAACTTCCTGCACATCTCCGAATACGGGAAGATCTGCGCGAAGGCGCCAGACAAGGCAAAGGAAATCAAATCCGGCTCGCTGAACACCCTGGCGGCCCGGCAGCTGGGCTTTATCGAGAGCACGGCAGAGGGGCGCGGTGGGGACTTCTATGAAAAGACGCAGGCTGCTCGTCGAATCCTCGACAGCGGTCGCGAGCCCGGTGACATGGAATACCGGTTTCATTTCTTCGCATGGTGGCAGGACGCCACATACCAGCTTGATCAGCCTGTTCTCCTCACATCCGAGGACGAGGCCTATTTCGCCGGGTTGGAAGCCGAGCACGGCATCCAGCTCTCAGAGCCTCAGAAATGGTGGTACGTGTCCAAGAGAGCCGAGCAGGGCGATGATATGTGGAAGGAATTCCCTTCGACACCAGACGAGGCGTTTCAAGCGGCGAAGGAGGGAGCGTATTTCGGCAAGGAGATGCGTGCGCTAAGGCAGCGCGGGCGCGTCGGGGCCTTCCCCTACGTCCCGAACATCGTCGTCAACACCTTCTGGGACTTCGGCCTCGGCGACACGCAGACGATTTGGCTGCATCAGGAGGTTGCCGGCGAGCATCGCTTCGTTGGCTACTTCGAAGACAGCGGGATGGGCCTCGGCCATTACTTCGCCTGGCTCGATAAATGGGCAGCGCAGAGAGGCGCTAGATGGGGCGTGCACCATGGACCCCATGACATCGACCACCGCCGCCAGACGACAACCGCGGGGCAAGCAGAGACCATCAAGACCATGTCGGCTCAGCTCGGCTTCATGTTCAAGACGGTCCAGCGAAACCCCGACAAGGTCAACGCCATTCACGGCGTCCGCATGAAGCTGCCGGGCTGCGTATTCGACGAGGCCGCGTGCTCGGCTGGGATACTGCATCTCGAAAACTACAGCCGAGATTGGGATGAGAAGCTCGCCGTCTGGCGCAGCCATCCACGGCATGACGAACACAGCCACGGCGCCGACGCCTTCATGACGTTCACCGATGGCTACACGCCGCCGGTCAATGGCGGCTCATGGAAATTCACTGATCGGAAGGTTATTTGATGGCTGCGATGCAGAAACAGCAGATTGCTGCCCAGGTCTCGCAGCTCGTCAAAGATTGCGAGAACTATCGAGACGAGCTTTCCGTCGACCGCATCAAGGCGATGGAATATTACGACGGCGAGATGAAGGACACGCCCGCCGACCCGAACCGGTCGAAGGTCGTTTCCCGCGATGTCCGCTCCGCCATCAAGAAGGTGCTGCCTTCGCTGATCCGGACCATACTCGGCAACGACAAGGTTGTCGAATATCAGCCGGTGAACGAGGGCGACGAGGCTGCGGCAGAGCAGGCCACGGATTACGTCAACTTCGTCGTGTTCCCCGAGAGCGATGGATATGACGCCGTCCAGGACGCGGCGCACGATGCGCTGAAGCTGCGCAATGGCATTATCCGCTGGTGGTACGACAAGAAGCGCAAGGTCCAGGTCTCCAAGCATACGGGCCTCGACGAGCAGGCGCTGGTGCAACTCGTCGCCGACGATGATGTCGAGGTGCTGGAGCAGGAGCAATACGAGGAGCAGATCGACACGCCGCAGGGGCCGCAGCCGGTCACGCTCTACAATGTGAAGATCCGGCGCGTCTCCGAATATGGCTGCACGAAGCTCGCCGCGGTGCCGCTCGAGGAATTCCTGATCCATCCGGATGCAATCTCGATCGACGACAGCCCGATAACGGGCATGAAGACGCGCCTGCGCCGCTCCGATCTGGTCGAGATGGGATACGACCGGGAGAAGGTCGACAGCTTCCCGGCCTCGGGCTCGGACATCGACGAGGAGGAAGAGGAATTCACCCGCCGGCGCGATGCCTTCGACGAGAATGACTCCATCGTCAAGGCGCTGCAGGAGGTCGATTACTACGAGCTCTATGTGAAGATCGATGCGGATGACGACGGCGTTGCCGAACTGCGCCGCATGTGCTTCGCCGGCGGCCTGGCGGAGGTCAACCTCCTCGACGATGAGGAATGGGATGAAGTCCCGTTCGCCGATCTGATCGTTGAACGCCGGCCGCATCAGCGCGAAGGCAACTCGGTTACCGACGACATGGCCGAAATCCAGCGCGTCAAGACCGTGCTGATGCGCCAGACGCTCGACAACCTCTATTGGCAGAACAATCAGCAGCCCATCGTTCAAGAGCAGACGGTCGTGAATCCGGAGGCGGTGCTCAATCCCAAATTCGGGCAACCTATCCGCGTCGCCAATGGCATCGATGTCCGCGGGGCGATCGGCTACAACACCGTGCCTTTCGTTGCAGAGCAGTCTTTCGGCATGCTCTCCTATCTCGATCAGGAAGCAACCGACCGGACCGGCATTTCCGACGCTTCCTCGGGCATGGCGCCGGATGCATTGCAGAACATGACGGCTAAGGCCTCATCGATGATCGAGGCGGCAGGCGTCGGCCAGACCGAATTGATGGTCCGCACGTTCGCACAGGGCCTCAGGCGCGTGTTTCAAGGCCTTCTGCGGCTGGTCATCAAGCATCAGGACAAACCGCGCACGGTGAGACTGAGAAACCAGTGGGTGACCTTCGATCCGCGCCAGTGGAATGCGGAGATGGATGTCACCGTGAACACCGGGCTCGGCGCCGGCACGCGTGAACGCGACATGATGATGATGCAGGTGGTTGGCCAGCAGCAGGAGAAGCTGCTGGCGGCTTACGGGCCGGTCAACAACCCCTATGTGTCGGCGGAGAACATCTGGAATTCGGTATCGCGCGGTGTCGAGGCCGCCGGCCTTCGCACTCCGGACCTCTACTTCACCAAGCCGACGCCCGAGCAGATCGACCAACTGCAGAAGGCGCAGGCGAACAAGCCCGATCCGGAAATGGAGAAGGTCAAGATCAAGGCGCAGGCCGACCAGCAGAAGGCCCAGCTCGACGCCCAGCTCCAGCGCGAGAAGATGCAGCAGGAGGCGCAGCTTGAAACGCAGCGCATACAGCAGGAAATGGCGCTGAAGCGCTACCAGATAGAGCAGGAAATCCAGCTCAAGCGGCAGACCAACGCCATGCAGATGCTGACGCGTGATCCGGTATCGAGCGTGAACATCGGCGGAGATCCGGGCTAATGCGGCAGGAAGACAAGACCGCAGCCGCCCGAGTGCTGCTCGACATGCCGCTCTTCCATCTCCTGATGGATGAACTCGAAATGGCGGCCGTCAACGGCTGCGTGAACGCCAAGAACACAGATCATGACGCCCGCGCCGCCTTTGCGGCCGAAGTGCGGGCCATCCGAAATCTCAAAGGCAAGATCAAGTTCCTCGCCGAGGGACAATCCTCTGCCGATGGGAAGGGCGCCCCGGCATAGGGCCGCGGCCAAACCTAAAAGGCAAAGCCAGACATGACAGACGCAGCCACCAACTCCCCTTTCGTGGGGGAGAGTGATAGCGGTCGCCCCGCACTCAGCTTCGATGACGCTGTAAACCTCGACTTCGCCGAGTCCTCCGAGACCAACGAGCCGGAAGAGGAAGAGCAGCAATCGACGAATGCGACGGATGAGGCCTCTCAAGATGGCCAAGAGACCGACAATCCCGCAGCCGAAAGCGACGAGTCTGCCGAACCCGAAGAAGAGGGCGCGGAGACCAACGAAGCCCAGGACACCATCATTACCCTGAAAGGCGGTGAGCAGGTTCCTCTTGAGGAGCTGAAGCAGGGTTATTTGCGGGAGAGTGACTACCGCCGGAAAACTCAGGAGCTCGGCAACAAGCGCGGATCTCTTGAGGCCATGACCACCCGCGTCGCCTCCACGGCGAACGCCATCGCAGAATTCCTGATCCAGCAGCTACCACAGGAGCCATCGCGCACTTTGGCGATGCAGAACCCGAACGAGTACACGCGCCAGAAGGCCGTTTACGACGGGGCTCTTGAACAGGTTCAGCGCCTCATCGCCATGAGCGCCGAGCCGAAGCAGGTGGCGGGCGAACTCAAGCAGGCCGCGACAGAGGAAACTCTTGCGGCCGAGAACGCCAGGTTGCTCGAAGCCTTCCCGAACCTCGCCAAGGAGGAAGCCCGAGAGAAGTTCTTCGCCGACGCCTTCAAGGCCGGCCAGGACTTCGGGTTTTCTCAGGACGAGATGCAGGGTTTCACCGATCACCGTTACTTCAAGGTCATGCACTACGCCATGCTCGGTCTTCAGGCAGAGCAGGCGAAGAGCAAGGCCATGACGAAGGTGGCAAACGCCCCGCCGGCCACGGCGAAGGCCAAGCCGAACGGGACGGTTAACCCGCAGGCGCGCAAGAATCAGGATGCGATGAAGAGGTTGTCAAAAACCGGGTCGATCAAGGACGCGATGTCGATCGACTTTGAATAACCCATCTTCAAAGGATCAGAACCATGGCAGCTCTCGCCAACACCTTCCAGACCACGAATGCGGTCGGCAACCGGGAAGAACTCTCCGACGTGGTGTCCCGCATCACGCCGGAAGACACCCCGATCTACTCGCTCATCGAAAAGGGCAAGTGCGTCTCCGTCCATCCCGAATGGGAAACGGATGAACTCGCCGCTCCGGCCGCGAACATCAAGCCGGAAGGCGACGAATACACGTTCGGCGCCATCACCCCGCCCGAGCGCATGGGCAACTATACCCAGATCATGCGCAAGGAGTGGATCATCTCCCGCACGCAGGAAACGGTGAGCAACGCCGGCAACGCTGAAAAGCGGAAGTATCAGAAGCTGAAGAAGGGCGTCGAAATCCGCAAGGATGTCGAGTTCGCCATCGTCGACACCAACGCCTCTGTGGCAGGATCGACCCGCGAATTCGGCTCGCTGAATACCTGGATCGAGACCAACGTCTCCCGCGGTGCCGGTGGCGCCAACGGCGGTTTTGACTCCGGTACCGGCCTGACCGTTGCCCCGACCGATGGCACGCAGCGCGCATTCACGAAGACCATCCTGGATAGCGTGATGCAGTCGGGCTACCAGAGCGGCGCCAACTTCCGGCACGTCTCGGTATCGCCCTACGTCAAGAGCGTGTTCGTCACGTTCATGTCGGACGCCAACGTGGCCCCGTTCCGCTATGCCGTCTCCAAGGGCGGTGAGCGCAACACCATCGTTGCGACGGCCGACTACTACGAAGGCCCGTTCGGCACGGTCATGATCCACCCGAACCGCGTTCAGGCGGTGGGTGCGCAGCAGGCGCGCAATGCCTTCTTCCTCGATACCGACATGGTCGAATTCCTCTGGCTCGACAAGATCCAGGAGGACAAGAAGGTCGCCAAGACCGGTGACGCCGATAAGGGCGTGATCATCGGCGAAGGCACGCTCAAGGTGAAGAACGAGAAGGGCCTCGGCGTCGCTGCCGACCTCTTCGGCCTCACCGCCGCGAGCTAGTCGGGCTCGATCATCATCAACAGGGGCGGGCTTCGGCTCGCCTCTTTCCATTTCAGGAGACAGAGACAATGGCAGACGCCAAAAAGACCCCCGTCAAGCTGCTTTATGACGTGTGGTTCAAGGATGACGAGCGCACGCCGGCCGGGACCGTAATCGAAGTTCCGGTTTCGGAAGCCAAGAAGCTCATCGACGCCGGTAAGGCCGAGCGCGCCGATCCGCTTCCCGGAGATGCCGAATGATCATCAGAGACGGAGAGTGGACGCTCTTTGACCACGACATGATGACCGGCCGCTCCGTCTGGCACTACTTCGACGGGGAGAAGGACGTTTTCCGCGTCGATTATCCGATCACGAACATCGTCAACCAGAACCAGGCGGTCCGCAATGAGGCGAGCCGCGCATGGGCTGGCGACTGGCACCGCGTGGCATCGATCCCATTGAACGTCGCCTATGACTCCGGCCTCGTGCAGGCCCATACAGAGGGCGACGACCGCTTTGTGAAGCGGTTCCTCAACAGTTCCGATAACCGCGCCTGGCGGACCAAGGAAGGCCATCTATGACCATTTCGGACTATGCGTCCCTTCTGGTGGATGCCGGCGAGTATTCGGGGCGTGAGGACATCGCGCATAATTTCCCTCGCTTCCTCGGTCTTGCGGAGTTGAAGCTCAACCGCGGGCTTCGCGTCGCCGACATGGAAGTGACGGACGAAATCGCGCTGATCGACGGCGACGGGACGCTTCCGGCTGACTTCCTCGAGGCGCGAGAGGTGAAGACGGCCGCCGGCATTCCCATTCGCGCGGTGTCCCTCCAGCAACTCACGAACAGCTATATGGGCCGCAGCGGCATTCCAACCGGGTATGCCATCGTCGGGAGCACGCTCAAGGCGCGGCCGATCAATGACCAGGATCTGACGGTCACCTACTACGCCCGCATTCCGGCCCTCACGCCGTCGAATCCGACGAACTGGCTGCTGGGAAAGGCGGCCGACGTCTACCTCTATGCCCTGGTCAACGAAATCGCCATCTGGGCAAAGGATGTCGAGGGCGCGTCCGCCGCTCAGCAGCTTCTCATGATGGCGTTGAGCGGCTTGAAGATCGAGGACGAGCGCTCCCGCTGGGGCAATGCGCAGTTGGTCGTTGGAGGGGTTACGCCATGAGCCTGCTGACCGCGATCAATGAAGCGTGCGACATCGTTTCCCTCTCCCAGTTCGACAACGTCTATGGCTCGGACGAGCCGAACGCCCAGACGATGGTTGCCATGGCGCAGGAAGCCGGCGACGAGATTGCCCGCCGGGCCGACTGGCAGAAGACGCTGAAATTCCACACTCTCACCGCGTCCCCCGAGAACCTTCCGAGCGACTTTCAACGGCTGACGCCGGGCGGCTCGATCAGAACGTCGGCCGGCGCCTTCATTCGGCCGGTCACCAACAGCGGCCAATGGGCGGTGATCGTCGGCATTCCCTCGACGCAACCCTATTTTTTCATCAAAGGCGGCCAAGTGCTGATTTCTCCCGCGTCGGCCGCTGCTGGCGCGGTGATTGACTATGTTTCGAAGAACTGGGTTCTGCACGATCCGGACGGCCCGCAGGCGACGTTCTCGGCCGATGACGACACCACCCTCTTTCCCGAGCGTCTTCTCGTGAAGGGCATCATCTGGCGCTGGAAGCGGCAAAAGGGCCTTTCCTACGAGGACAACCTCGCTGAGTTCGAAGCTGACCTCGCGCAGGAGATCAATGCCGACAGGGGGGCAGGATGAGAATTCAGCCCAGACCGGCCCGCATAGGGCAATCCAATCGCGGGGCGGTCTCTATCGGCCGTCAGCAGTCATCGCAGCCAGTGACCTTCCCTGCACCAAAGGGAGGCCTTGTCACCACGGCGGACATGGCATCGCAAGAACCCGGCTCGGCAACCGTGCTGCGCAACTTCTTTCCGACCCTGATGGGCTGCAAGATCCGCGGCGGATCGCAGAAAAGGGCGCTGGCGGCGGGCGGCGGCGATGTAAAGAGCGCGTTCAAGTACAAGTATGGCAGCAATGAAAAGCTGTTCATGGCGACGGCCACGGGCATTTTCAATATGACCTCGCCGGCCGCGCCCCCGACCACAACGGCGGCCGATGTTTCGGGCCTGAACGGCGGCGACTGGTGCGCCTTCCAGCATACCAATGCCGGCACGTCTTGGCTCGTCTGCCTGAACGGTGCCAACGACCGGCAGCTTTATAACGGCACGAGCTGGACGACGACACCGGCCATCACCTTCACCGATGGCACGACGATGCCGCAGCTCAATTATGGCTGGCTCTTCAAGAACCGGGAATTCTTCCTGAAGAACGGCACGCTCGACGCCTATTACCTGCCTGTCAACGCGATCGGTGGCGCGGCCGTGGTGTTCCCGCTTGGCGGAGTGATGAAGAAGGGCGGCTCGCTGCTGACCGGCTTCTCCTGGTCGCTGGAGAGTGGCGACGGCCTCAACGACATGTGCGTCTTCGTCTCGACCGAGGGCGAAATCGCGGTCTATGCGGGCTCCGATCCCTCGAGCGCTTCCGACTTCGCCTTGAAGGGCGTCTATCAGATCGGCCGGCCGCTCGGCAAAAATGCCTGGATCAGGGCAGGGGGCGATATCCTCATTGCCACCACGGACGGGCTCACGCCGATGTCGCAGGTTTTCCAGCGCGACCGGCAGGCGCTTTCGCTCGTCTCAGTCTCCCGCCCGATAGAGGACGACTGGCGCAAGGCGGCGAACGCCACCGGGACCGGCTGGACGCTGAAGCAATGGCCCGAGCAGAACCTCGTCTTCGTGGCCTTCCCGGAAAACACCGTCATCACCGACACGACCTTTGTCCTGAACGTGCTCACCGGCAAATGGTCGACGATCAGCAACTGGCAGGCGCTTTGCTACGAGACCCTGCAAGGCGGGCTCTTCTTCGGCTCGCTCGACGGCTACATGTGGCAAGGAGATGCCGGCGGCACCGATGACGGCCTGACCTTCTCGGCAACCTATCTCTCCCAGTTCTCGCCCGCAGGCCAATTCGGGCAGAGGGCAACCGCGACCCTCGCGCACATGTATTTCCGGGCGAAGACGAAGCCGAAGGTCAGGCTGTTCGCCCGCGCCGACTATGACCGGTCAACGCCCACGTTCAATTCGGTAACCGAGGGGGACGCCAGTTCTTCGGAATGGGATGTGGGCCTCTGGGATGTAGCTGTCTGGGATGGCGCCTCGACCGTCCAGCGCTTCGACTTCCGTCAGAACGTCCGTGCCGCCGGGGACATGCTGGCGGTGGGTTGCGTGATCACCTCGGGCGGAGGCTTCAAGCTCGATATCGAGGTTGACCTTGCCACAGTGCAGGTTTCCAACGGGGAGGCAAGCGCCTGATGCTGCCGAGCGATCCTGAGAAAGTCCGCGCTGCCTTGCTGCGCTGGACACGTGGCGATGAGGCGGCGGCCGATTTCCTAAATGAGATTGCCGAGATTGCCCGGCTGGCGGATGACGTCGTTGACGAGGACGAATGCCGGCAGCGCAACGTCTGCTGGCTCCTGGTCCGGACGCTGACGCGGCTGCCGCTGAATCCGTTCTTCATCCGCCATGCTGCCGCGCTGGCACCGCTGATCAACAGCGTCATCGTGCAATGGCAGCTTTCGGATGAATGGCGCTCCTCGCACGACGCGCTGAAGCGGCAATTCGGCTTTGTCATGCGCGAGGCGGTCGGCTCGATCGTCACCGCCGTCGCGGCCATCATTGGCGGCTACGACCACGCCAAGACCGTCACGGAAGACTTTTTCCACACTTGCCATTCCGGCTCGCGAGAGACCGTCGAAGACTGGATGAAGGATTGACACATGGGCCTTTACGGTAGCGCTCCGGAAGCTCCTGACCCGCAGGAAACAGCCTCCGCACAGACGGCGACGAATATCGGGACTTCCGTTGCCAACAATCTCATGGGCAACGTCAACCAGGTCACGCCTGATGGGAAGCTGACCTACACCTATGAGACGAAGCAATGGACTGATCCGGTCAGCGGCAAAGTCTATGACCTGCAGGTCCCGACCGCGACGCAGACGCTTTCGCAGCAGCAGCAGGCAATCAAGAACCAGACGGACGGCGCCGAACTGAACATGGCGACGCTCGCCAACACGCAGTCGGGCAAGCTGAACGACCTGCTTGGGAAACCGATCAACATTGGCGGCGCACCGGCCGGCGGTAATGCTGCCGCCATCGGTCTGCCGCAATACCAGCAATTTGGCAGCGGACCGCAGCTACAGACCAGTCTCGGCAATTACCGCAACATTCAATCTTCGATCGCTGGCGCCGGCAATATTCAGAAGCAGGTTGCCGACAGCGGCAAGATACAGAACCAGCTCGGCAATGCCGGCGATATCACCCGCAGTTATGAGACTGACTTCAGCGCCGACCGGCAAAAGGTCGAGGATGCGTTGATGCAGCGCCTCAACCCGCAGATGGAGCGGGATCGCGCCGCTCTGGAAACGCGGTTGACCAACCAGGGCCTGCAGCCCGGCTCGGAAGCCTATAACCGGGCCATCGACGAGGCGAACCGATCTTCCACGGATGCGCGCCTCGGGGCCATCCTGAGCGCAGGGCAGGAGCAATCCCGTCTTGCCGGGCTCGCCAATCAGTCGGCAACCTTCCAGAACTCAGCCCAGCAGCAGGCCTATAACCAGCTTCTCGGCTCCGGGCAGTTCGCCAACTCTGCACAGGCGCAGCAGTACGCCCAGAACGCCAACAACATGCAGATGGGCAATTCCGCCCAGCAACAGCAGTTCGGGCAGAACCAGGCGCAGCAGCAGGCGAACAACGCCGCGCAGCAGCAGAAGTTTGGCCAAGGTCTGGCCGGTGCTCAGTTTGGCAACGACGCTCTGCAGCAGCAGTACCAGAACCAGAACACGGCGACGGCCGGCAACAACGCCCTGCAGGATCAGCGCTTCAACTCGCAGCAGTCGAAGTTCAACATGCAGAACCAGCAGCGGGCGCAGTATCTGAACGAGCTTTACGCCCAGCGCAACCAGCCGATCAACGAAATCATCGGCCTCATGTCGGGCGCGCAGGTCAACAGCCCCAGCTTCGTGCCGACGCAGAGCAACCCAATGCCGACCGTCGACTATGCCGGCCTCGTGCAGCAGGACTATGCCAACAAGATGGGCGCCTACAATCAGCAGCAGGGCATGATGCAAGGCCTTCTTGGAGGTGCTCTCGGCTTCGGCGGCCAGCTTGCCAGCCTCTCGGACAAGGACGCCAAGAAGGACATCAAGAAGGTCGGCGGCCTCTATGAGTATCGCTACAAGGGCGAGGGCAAGAACGCTCCGAAGCGTATCGGTGTGATGGCGCAGGAGGTGGAGAAGATCCGCCCCGATGCTGTATCGCGCCGCCCTGACGGTCTTCGACAGGTCAACTACGGCGCCCTCTTCAATGCAGGAAAGCGCAAATGATGGGCTATACCGGCTATGGCGCAGCACCCACGCGCGAGGAATTGGCGAAGCGGCTACAGGCGCAGATCATGGGCCAAGCTCTTCCCCAAACGATCGGTGGGGGCATGGGCATGCTCGGCGCTGGCCTAGCTGCCAATTTCGCAAAGCAGAATGCTGCATTCCCGACCGCTCCGGGCGCCGCAAAGCCGTCTCTGATGACCGGCTTGGCTAATTTCTTCACTGGCGGCCGCAATGGAGGTCTTTACTGATGGCCCTTTCCTTCTTGTTCGGCGGCAACACCAAAGAGACGCCGGAATCCATCAAGCGCAAGCGTGAGCTGGCAATGGCGATCATGGGCGCCTCGCCCGCGCCGAAGAACATCGGCGAGGGCCTGAACGCGCTAGGCTCAGGCATTGTTGCGGGTGTCATGAACCGCCGCGCCAATAAGGCGGAAGACGAGGGCCGTGCCTCTGCGGATACGGTTTTCAAGAGCGCGATGCAGGGCCAGCTTGCCAGCCAGATCATGGGAACCGCGCCATCGAGCATGGGCATCAATCCGGGGAGCGGCGGTGCATCTGGCGGTTCCGGCTCCTATCGTGACGCCATTGCCTCGATCGAGAGCGCCGGGAGCGGCGATTACAAGGCTGTCGGCCCGACGCACCCGAAGATGGGCCGTGCACTCGGCCGATACCAGATCATGGAGGCCAATGTCGGGCCATGGTCGCGCGAAGTGCTCGGTCGCGAGGTGACCCCCGACGAGTTCATGGCGAACCCTCAGCTTCAAGACGCCATTTTCGACGGGAAGTTCAACAGCTACGTGCAGAAGTTCGGGCCGGAAGGCGCGGCGCAGGCGTGGTTTGCAGGCCCCGGCGGCGTCGGCAAGACGAACCGCAAGGACTCCCTCGGGACAGACGTCGGCACCTATGGGCGCAAGTTCATGAGCGCGCTCGGCCCCCAGGCGCAGCAGCCGACAGAGGTAGCCAGCCTTGACCCTGCAGCCGGCATGCCTCCTCAGGCGGCCACAGGCGCGGTTAACGCCATGGCTGCAGGAGCTGGCGCTGTTATCGCTGACGAATCCCAATACTCGCCAGAGGACAGGGCGCGCCTTGCCGCTCTGCGCGGTCCCGCACCTTCTTCCGTCCCTTACAGCGGCCCAGGCGCGCGCATAGACACGCCCACGGCTGTCTACGACGACAAAGGTTTCCGTATGGAGTCGCAGGGCCAGCGGCCGCAGCAGGCCACGCCGTCCTTGTCGGACGAGGTGGCAGCCTTTGAGCAGACCCCAGAGTATCAAGCCCAGTTCCCAGGCATGAACGCGCCGGAGACGGCAGGACCGCAAAGCCCTCCGCAAGGCATCCCGCCGCAGTTCCAAGGCTCTCAGCAGATCGCCAACGCCCAGGGCGGCATCATGCCCGCGCTGATGGGCGGTTCCCCTGCCTCTCCCGATCAGGTCGCGCAGGCCCAGGCGATGGTGCAGCAGCCGCCGCAGCAGCAGGCACAGGCGCAAGGCAAGCCCGACAAAATGGCTCTCCTTCAGGCCCTGAGCAATCCGTGGCTGTCGCAGGAGCAGAAGGCGGTTCTGCAGACGCTCTATCAGCAGCAGGAGCAGGAGGAGCAGGCGGCCCGCGAGCAGCAGATATGGATGCAGCGGCAGCAGTACGAGCAGGAGGCCAAGCGGAACGATCCGGCTTACCAGATCGGGCTGAAGAAGACGCAGGCCGAACTGGATCAGATGGGCAAGCCCGAATATCAGGTGCTCACGCCGGAAGAGCGACAGGCGCTTGGCATTCCTGAGACCGACCAGCGTGTCTACCAGCGTTCGCGCGGCGGCAAGATCGATGCTGTCGGCGGCGCCGGCCAGACAATCAATGTTGGCAACGAGATTGATGCTCGTAAGGCCGCAGCAGCAGAGCTAGGGCTTTCTCCGGACGACCCACGCTATGAGTCGTTCGTGCTAACCGGGAAGTTCCCGCGTGAAGACTCCCAGTCTCTTACGGCGACTGACAAGAAGGCTATCCTGGAAGCGGATGAGATGGTGGCGGCAAACCAAAGCGCCCTCGATGCCCTTTCGCAAGCAGAAGGTCTTTCCGACAAAGCGAATAGCGGCTGGTTTGCTGGCGCTCGGGCGTCGATCGGCAACAATCTGCCTGACTGGATGGTGCCGGACATCGTTTCGAGCCCGCAAAGCTCCCAGGCCACGACCGATATGGACAACGCCATCATTGGTCAGGCCATCACGCAGCTCAAGACCATCTTCGGCGGGAACCCGACAGAGGGCGAACGAAACATTCTCCTCGAACTTCAGGGTTCGTCGACCATGCCTCGAGAGGTCCGCAAGCAGGTGTTTTCCCGCGCTCGAGCGTTGGCCGAAAAGCGGCTGCAGTTCAACAATGATCGAGCAGCCGATTTGCGCGGCGGCACCTACTATAAGCCTGATCGGGCGCCCGCGACTGGTCAGAACATTGATGATCTCCTGAAGAAGTACGGAACGCCCTGATGGCCACTCTCGATCAACTTTCCAATGCTCTGATCAATGCCGATCGGGCTGGCGATGTCGAAGCCGCGCGGGCGCTCGCGGCTGAGATTTCGCGCATGCGCGCAGCGTCACCGGAGACACCGTCCACTCTGCCGCAAACACAGCAGCCGCTGGAGCCGCAACCGGCGGATACCCGCGACAACTGGCTTGGGCGCGCGGATACCTTCATGCGAGGCGCTGCGGATACGATGTCGTTTGGCCTGGCTGATGAAATTGCGGCCGGTGGGGACGCGCTTTTCAATCCGCTCTTCGGAACGGGTCAGGACGGCGGCTCCCTCTCCGAGCGATACGACCGAAACCTGAATGCGCAGCGAGCGACGGACGAGCTCGACGCCAAGAAGCGAATGGCTGAGCGTCTCACAGGTCAAATCCTCGGTGCTGTCGGCGGCGGGGTTGGGCTGGCGAAAAGCGGCCTGTCTGCCACGGCCAATGCCGTGAATGCCGGCAAGGGTCTGGCTGGCGTGACAAAGGCCTCGGCGCTTGAAGGTGCAGTCTTGGGCGGCGCTCAGGGGTTCGGAAGCGGGGAAGGGATCGATGATCGCGTACTCGGCGCCGGTAAAGGGATGGTAGCCGGCGGCGTCCTCGGAGCTGCTCTCCCAGCCGCTACCACGGCTGTCGCAGGCGCGTTCAAGGGAGCGACGGCCCCGCTCATGGCCCCGTTCCGTCCTGAAGTTTATACGGACAAGGCCATGCGGACGTATCTCAAACGGTCAGGCAAGACGCCCGAGCAGATCGCGAACATTATGCGCGGCGCTGTCGACGATGGCCAAGGCATGTACGCGCTCGCGGATGCGATGGGAAACGCCGGACAGCGTGCGCTTGTCCCCGTCACCAGAACCCCAAACGATGCACGGCAGGAAGTCACGGATTTCCTCATTCGGCGGCAAATGGGGCAGCCCCAGCGCCTTGCGAATGCCCTGGCAGACGGTTTCGATGCGCCTCAGACATCCGGGCAGGTGAGCCGCGAGCTAACTCGCGCCCGCGACGTGGAAGCGGATCAGCTATACACCGTCGCCCGGAGCAACGCTGGGGCCGTCAACGTGACGCCTATTCTCAGCCGGATCGATGAGACGCTATCCCCCGGCGTAAACCAGATGGCAAGCCCTCGCGACAACATCGGCTATGACACCATCGAGGGCGCGCTTGCCCGAGTTCGCCGGATGATCTCGGACGGAAATTCGCAAGTGACGGATTTCAACACGCTGTTCCGGGCAAAGCTTGATCTCGATGACATGATCACGAAGGCAGAAGGGCAGGGCGCGGGAAACAGGGCGAAGTATCTCAGTCAGGTGAAGCGGGAGGTCGATCGGGCGCTTGAAAACGCGTCGCCGGCCTATCGAAACGCCAACGACACCTTCGCCAGACGCAGCCAGGTAATCGACAGTATCGAGACAGGGCAGGCGGCTAAGTCTGGCAGGGTGCGCGCCGAAGACAGCATCGAAGGGTTCAACAATCTGACACCCGAACAACAGCAGGCTTTCCGTGTCGGATATGTGGATCCAATCATCTCCGATATCGAGAGCCATGCGATGGGCCCCGCGACCAATCGGGCGCGATCGCTCACCACTCCGAAGTTCGAGCAGGAGTTCCAGGCATTCGCCGCCCCCGGCCGCGCTCAGCAGCTCGGGAACCGGATCGGGCGTGAAAATCGCATGTTCGAGACGAATGCCGCGGCTCTCGGAAATAGCCGAACCGCTGATAACCTTGGCGACATTGACGATATGGCGAATTTCGACCCCGCCGTTTTGTCTAACCTGCTGCAGGGGAATTTCACGCAGGCAGCCCTTGCTGGTGCGCGCCAAGCCTTCAATGCCGGGAAAGGACTTCCTCCGCGAGTAGTCGAGAGGGTCGGCCGTCGACTAATCGAAACCAATCCGGAGGCGGCTCTTGCCGCGCTTACGAAGGTCCAGAGACAGCAGGTTAGCCGTGATCAGCTTCGGGCTATGATTCTGTCGAGCATGCTGCAGAACGCGAATGCTGGCTTCGGCAGGCTACCATAGGTGTTTGAAGCGAACGGATGCCCACAGCATGAAGATCATGCCGGTAAAAGCCCCTAGGCCAACCGAGAGAAAATCGACGTTGTAAGAGTACAGCAAGCAGCCCCACGCGATGGCTACCACAATGAACATCAGCCGAAAGCTTTCCGGCCGACGATCGATCTTCGGTTCGTGTGGGTCGTGCTCAATAGTGGGGCGTGCGCTCATGACCACAACATACACGAGTGTTCGCAAAAATGAAGAAGGCTCCTGGTCAACGTCAGTACCCACCCGGGCGAGAATATGCACTTCGCTTTCCGCATCTGTTGCCCGCAGCGTCGCGCTGCCAATCGTACTGGCAGTTTCCACCGTACGGTGTGTACGATGGATAGGACGAACCACCGCCGCAGTTATGCTTCGCGCAGACGGCTACTGCGGTTCCCACCAATGCAACGGCCACGATAGCCGCCGCAGCCTGGTTCTCCCGCTGCACCATGTTGACGCATTCGATTGGGTCGATGCGGCGACGCGCGAGCTCGCTGGTAAGTTCCTGCGTGAAGGCGAGATATGTATTTGTTATGAAGGTTCGACAGAGCGCTGACTTGCTCACACCCTCTGGATTTTTGCGAAAATCTGCCTGCGTCGTGGTGCAACTCGCCAAGACAAACGTCATCGCTGCGGCAATAGATAGCCGCCCCGCCAAGTAAAAATTCAAGATGTGCCCCCTCAGTTCCCCTGAGGCGCACTGAACAACTTATTGGCGATTAGTGTCAATAGACGCCGATATGAGAAAGTCTAGCAAAGGCTCCCTCGCGGGGCCTTTTTCTATGGAGAATGCCAATGCCCAGAACTGGCGGCGTATACAGCCCTCCTGCCGGCACGAAAGGCGTGTCCAACACGACCATTCAGAGCGTGCCTTACAACGCGTTCGTGGATGATCTGACGGCCGATGCAAACGCCGCGCGGCCGATCACCGCCGGCGGTACGGGGGCGACGACGGCGAGCGGTGCGCGCACGGCGATTGGGGCGCAGGCTGCAAGCGCCGCTCTGACATCGATCGCCGCTTTGACTACGTCTGCCGACAAGCTCCCTTACACGACGGCCTCGGACACGTACGCGGTTACCACACTTACGGCATTCGGTCGCTCGTTGATCGATGACGCAGACGCGACCGCCGCCAGAACCACTCTCGGTCTGACTATCGGGACGAACGTTCAAGCTTATGACGCGGGACTCGCCTCGATCGCCGGGCTTACGACGGCCGCCGACCGGATGATCTACACCACCGCGGCCGACACCTATGCAGTGGCAACCTTGACGGCGTTTGGCCGGTCGCTCATTGACGACGCCGACGCCACCGCCGCACGAACCACGCTCGGGCTCACCATCGGCACCAACGTCCAGGCATACGATGCCGGACTTAATTCGATAGCGGGTTTGACCACCGCTGCGGACCGAATGATCTATACGACGGCCGCTGACACATATGGGGTCGCGACGCTCACCAGTTTCGCCCGCACCCTGCTCGACGACACTTCAAACACTGCGGCCCGCACCACCCTTGATGTCTATAGCAAGGCGGAAGTGAACAGCCTCGCTTCGAGCTCTGTGCCCGCAGGGACGGTCATCTTTTATGCCAAGAGCACGGCGCCTTCCGGCTACCTGAAGGCGAACGGCGCGGCCGTCTCCCGCACGACGTATGCCGATCTGTTCGCTGCGATCGGAACCACATTCGGCGCAGGGGACGGATCGACCACCTTCACCCTTCCGGACCTTCGGGGCGAATTTGTTCGCGGCTGGGACGATGCTCGAGGTGCCGATAGCGGTCGCGTGTTCGGGTCTGCCCAGGCGGACGAAGTTCAGAGCCACCTGCACACCGTCAACCCGCCGAGCACGGCGACTTCCTCGGACACGCATTCGCACACCTATTCCGGTTCTACGAACACGACCGGCGCGCATGTGCACTCTGTCCCCTATCAGGATCGCGGCTTCTCCGGCGGCACCATCAACAACGCGGAGAGCGGGGGCGCAACGGGAACCTTCAACACTGGCTCTTCCGGTGACCACGCCCACACCTATTCCGGCACGACCAGTTCCGACACCCACAGCCATACGGTTGACATCGCACAGTTCAACTCCGGCTCGACCGGCGGCACAGAAACCCGTCCTCGTAACGTCGCCCTGCTGGCCTGCATCAAATTCTAAGAGGCCCCGAGATGTCCCTTACGGTCTACAACTATAACCCGAGCACATTCGAATACACCGGGTCTTCAGAGGCTGACGAAAGCCCGCTGGAGCCTGGCGTCTACCTCATTCCAGCCTATGCGACGGAAATCGCCCCGCCCGAATTCATCCCCGGCCATATCTTCAAGTGGGCCGGCAGTGAATGGGTGGCAGAAGCGATCCCGTCCCAGCCCTCCATCCACATGCCCGCGCTCTCGGCGCGTCAGATCCGGTTAGGTCTCGTCAGCAACGGCTTTGCGCTGGCCCAGGTGACGGCGTCCATAGACGCGATGCCCGATGGCGTCGAGAAGGAAACCGCCCAGATCGAATGGGAATACGCGACCACCTTCGAGCGCATGCACCCGCTTATCGCCATGGTCGGCGCCGCGCTCGGCCTCACTGACGACCAAATTGATGCCATGTGGGCGGCCGCCGCCAGCCTCTGAACCCAAGGACATCGCTATGTCGTTCGAACAGTGGCTGCAAAGCCGGCTGACGGCTCACCTGTGGCCGGTCGGGGCTATCGACGGAGAGATTGGACCGGTCACGGTAGCGGCTCTCAAGGGATTACAGAATGCGAAGGGCTTCAAGGTGACCGGAGTAGCCGACGAGGCGACAATCGCCGCCCTGCGGCTTCCTGCGAGCGCTGTGCCTACTCCGCTTCCCGAGAGGGACCAGGAACCAGCCAAGGAAGCATTCCAGTCGTCAAAGACGGTCTGGCCGCGCCAGTCGCAATGCATGTCGTTCTACGGGCCGGTAGGACAGAATCAGACCGCAATCGAGATCCCTTTCGACATGTTCCTCGCATGGGACAAGGGCACCCGCATCCGGAAGATGACGCTTCACCATAAGGTCGCCCCGTCTGCGCTGAAGGTGTTGCAGCGCGTCCCGGCGATCTATTCGGCGCTCGAGCGAAAGGCCCTCGGGCTGGATCTGTTCGGCGGCTCTCTGAACGTCCGCAGAATGCGCGGCGGCTCCTCCTATTCGATGCATAGCTGGGGCGTCGCAATCGACTTCGATCCGGAGCGGAACGGCCTCTACACGAAAAAGCCCAACGCTCGCCTCTCTCATCCTGACGCCGTTCCGTTCTGGGTGGCTTGGGAAAGCGAAGGATGGCTCTCGCTCGGGCGCGCGAGGGACATGGACTGGATGCACGTTCAGGCCGCCCGCCTCTAACCCCTCCATCAAAGGAACAGACAATGCGTTCACTGATCTTTGCATCGGTGGCGGCGCTTTCGCTCGCCTCCTGCACGACGACCGGCTCGATAGATTCGGCCATTCAGAAAAATCTGCCGCAGGTCTGCTCGGCGGCCGCGACGGCTCACTCGGCATTCCTGATTGTCGCCAGCACCGGCAACATCAAGTCCCGAACGATTGCCCGCGAGGCTGCCGCCTGGTCGGCGCTTGACGTCGTCTGCAAGAATCCCAGCAGCGTCACCGCCGCAACCGCGCTCGTGAAGGCTGCCGAAGCCTATGCGCTCGCGCTGCGCGAAGCCAAAGCCGCGGAATAAGGAGAGACCTTCATGAACATCTCGAAAGCCGTTGCCGCCGCTGCGGGTGGCGCTCTGACCGGAACGGCCGGTCTCCCATTCATGCCGGAGGGCACGCCCTGGTACGGCTATCTGGCGCTCTACGCGCTCACGATCGGGCTGCCTGCGCTGCTGACCTACATCGCACCGCGCAACACGCAGTAACGACACCACAGGCCGGCTCTCATTCTACGAGGGCCGGCTCTTTCACCGTGGCATTGCATACGAGGGCAGGGGATTGGCAAACGGAAACGATGAAATGACAAGCGTCAGAGCGCCAGCCTGGAAATGGGAATGGAACCTCAATACGGTCGTGATCCTCGTCGGCATTGTCGGCGCGATCATGGCATGGGGGGCCTCATGGGAGCGGCTGAGTTCAAGCCAGAACTCCCACTCCAATGCTCTCGATCGGATGGACAAGCGATTGACGGCGGCGGAAGTCTCCCTCCGGCAGATCGACAATCACGAGCTCCGGATATCCGCGGTGGAGAAGCAAGCGGCCGAGGCGGCTACCTCGATGCGGGCGGTAGAGACCACGCTCAACGCCCTATCAGCCGATACCCGCGTGATGCGTGAGATATTGCAGCGGATCGAGGCCAGCCAGCGCGACGGCGCTCAGCTGCGGCGGTGAGGTGGCAGCGCCTCGATGAAGGGCAACGAGAGGCGCTGCCTGGTGGGTCGACTTGGCGAATAGCGAAGGGGATAAAGTCGACCTCGCTGAAGTAGCCGCTCCATGAAACAGCGACTGCTAACGAACTCCTTGGGTCGCCGATAGTTCCAAGTTTTTCTTCCTTGGGGTTTTGCCGCGGTCCCTTCCGAAGCTTCTGATCTGCTAAAAAAAACAGCGCTCCGGCAGATGCGATCAGGAGCGCTGCAGTTGTCCGACACGTGCGATTGTCCGCCAGTCGAAATTCAGAGGGAGAAAACAACCTCCTGAAATGAGGAACGCCTCTCAAACGCCGTGTTGGCTGGAATGTTCCGGAACAATGCTCGTTTTTGAGATTGGCAAATTTCAGGCCGGTTCCGGTAAGCGATCGCCCGCCTCAGGCCGCCAATGGAGGTCGTCAGACCGACGCAGTAACTTGTTAGCGTAAGACTTCAGTCTTATTCCAAACAGGTTGTACGCCCTTATTTCCTCGGCATGACCAACAGAGCATCAACGATAATCATTCTATTGCTGGTCGTCCTTCTGCTCGTGATCGCAATCTACGGCTTCCTGGGGATTAAACAGCTAATCTAACTGCTGCATCTCAGCCTCGATTTACTCCTCAGGCCGCCACCCAAATCATGGCAAATATCGCAACGATACCCAGGAGAATCATGATGCCAGCGACGTTGAGCTGGTCCATTCGGCTGTCTCCGTCTATCGCGCTCAACCTTGCTGTCGACGGTATGTTCCGCATGAATCTGTAGAAAGCTAAGAGGCACCAAGAAAAGCAGCGCTCCCGCCTAACCGAAAAGGAGCGCCGCAGTTGGTCGACTTGTGCGATTGTCCGCTAAGCCAACATTTCAGAGGAGAACATCCACTGATATAGGAACGCTTCTCAAACCGCGCGTTGGGTGGAATGTTCCGGAACAATCCCATTTTCGAGGCTGGCCACTTTCAGGCCGGCTCCGGGAGTGGCTGGGGAAGGGGACTGTCGTCTCCACCGCCATCGTCATCATCCGGCCACCATCCCTGCCAATCGTCGCCCAGCGCTTCCTTCGCTTGGCTACCGTCGATGCGCGCGATGAGCATCTGAAGCAGCTCGTGCTCTGAAATGCCGCTCTCCGGCGGCAGGTACTCGGCGATGTCCTTCTGGCAATCCCAGATCAGCTGCTTCATTTTGAGCGCGTCGGCCATGATCTGTCTCCTCGGCCCGTCAACACCTAAGCCTGCGGGAGGTTCCCGCCCTTGTCGTCATCCGTCCGGCTCCTATCCTTCATGTTTGATCATGGAGGAACCACATGGCAGACAATCCAAAGAAAAAGGGCCGCGACCGCGAGCTGGTGTCCGAGCAGGAGCACGAGGTCGCTTATCTCATGAGGACGGCGAAGGTGACCCGGCAGAAAGCCCTTGAAGCTATCCGTGAAGCCGGGCCGGACCGAAAGAAGGTCGTGGATTATCTGCAGCGGAAGTAACGGCTGCGCGATGGCTTATTGCCGGGGCTTTCCTATGAAGATCGTGTTGCCGTCTCGGTTCTCGCACCCCTTACATCGCATTCTCGGCGCCAACTGAAGGATGCTCTGTTTTTTGCCGAAGCGCGCCGCCAGAGCGCGCCGATTTAGTCGATCGATGCGGCCGCAGCTCCGGCACTTGCACAGGACGTCGCACCATTTGGGAAGGTTCGCGAAAGTAATCTCTTCAGGGGCGCCGGCTGGGGCCACATCACCAGCCGGCTCCTTCGAGAGACGGGCGGCTCTCCCGATGGCATGTCATATCTGAGCTTGCAGCGATCGCGATATAGATCGCCGCTTTTCGGGCAACCGAGTGCTTTGGAGAATTCGGAGAGCAGCTCGGGCATGCTCCGGTCGCCGACCCGATCGAAAAGCTGCTGGGCGTCGTATTGCCTCTTTACCCCGCACTCGCATTTGATTCGGATCTTCGTCCAGGCCAGTAGCTCCGAGAGCCACCATGCTCCGCCTCTAGGCATGCTTCAACTTCCATTCCGACTGATGCTCCGCGCAGAACCACCGCGGCTCCTCTTTCCCGAAGGCAAAGCCTAAGCTGCCCCATTTCTTGCAGCCCGCATGCTCGCACCAGTGCACGTACGCGACCGTTTCCTTGCGTGTGCTCGCCCCGGCTTCATCGCTCATTTCGATTACCCGTAAGTTTTCACGCCGACATTTGTTCCCAATATGTTCTCTACGCCGAAAGAGTCAATTCGGCTTTTTCCGAGCCTGTGCGTTAATGGCGTGATGGCCAAAGCATCCTCAAAGAAGCCTCGCGATACCGCTCCAATCGATCCCATGCCGGCGCGGGTCGATCCGTGCCTTGCAACGCTCGTCGCTAAGCCGCCGAAAGAGCCGGTCTGGGCCTTTGAGGTGATGTGGGACCGCTATCGGAGACGCTACTGCGAGGTGCCGCCCTTCAGCCGGGCAGAGCACTAATCAACGTTCTGTATTGCGGACCACCTTCCGTGTCTCGGCTTATGAGAGAGACAGTTTCGAAAAGAACTTCGATCACCACGTCATTGAAAGATACAAGCCAAAATCTCGGGTTAAGGGCCTTCCATTCCGAGGTCTCCTCTGCGCCCACAATTTCATTGAAAGCCCATGGACTGACCCGATACCGGCACTCTCCTAGACCGTGGACACTCATGGGCCGTATTCGGAAATCGATGACCTCTCCGAATTTGATCACCACATTGCCGCCTCCCGCACGCACCGAGGCTTCATAGCAAACGAAGAAATCGTGCCCGTCATACAGAACTGCAGGGTTTGATACTGTTCCTAACTCCGGAAAAGCCTCTGGGGGAACTGATACTTGCATGTCTATCGGGCTGCCTGATCGGTGGAAGTCCAGGCACGGTTGACATAGACGGTTACTTTGTCAACAGGACCTAACCCATTTGTGCAGCTATTGCCAATGTGCCCGCAGCGCTACTGTCATCTGTCGTGGCAAAAAGAACATTCAAGAAGAAGTCTCCCGATCTCCCTCCGCTGGACCCCCTGCCGGCCCGCGTCGATCCCTGCCTTGCAACGCTCGTCGCTAAGCCGCCGAAGGGGCCGGACTGGGCCTACGAGGTGAAATGGGACGGTTACCGGATTGCCGTGCACATAGAGGCCGGCCGGGTCCGGATTCTCACGCGCGGCGGCTACGACTGGACGGAACGCTTCCCGACAATCGCAGACGATGCGCGGCGCCTTGCCGTGAAGACGGCGATCATCGACGGGGAGGCGGTCGTGCTTGACGACCAGGGCCGCTCCGATTTCGGCATGCTGCAGCGGGCGCTTGGGCGCATGCCATCGGCGGTCGAGGCCGGCGCCATCGTCTTCTATGCCTTCGACCTCCTCTATCTTGATGGCCGCGATCTTCGCGGGCTGCCGTTGCGCGAGCGTCGGCGATTGCTCGAGCCGCTCGTCGCCGGACGGGAAGGGGCGGTTCGCCTTTCGGAAGAGGTTCAGGCTGATGGTGACGAGTTCTTTCGCGTCGCGTGCGAACACGGGCTCGAAGGCATCATCGCCAAGCACGTCGAGAAGCCCTATCGCTCCGGCCGCGGCGAGTGGTGGCAGAAGATCACCTGCAAGCGCCGGAATAGCTTCGTGATCATTGGATTCGAGCCGTCGACCGTTCCAAGTCATCTCGGCCGGTTGCTGCTCGCAGCACGGAAGGGCGATGAGCTCGTCTATGTCGGCGGCTGCGGAACTGGCTGGTCACACGACCTATCGCGTGAGCTGCGGAGGCTGCTCGAGGGAATGGTGACGAAAGCGCCGGCAGTGAGCCTTAGGCGGAAAGGTGCCGTCTTCGTCGAGCCGCTGCTCGTCGCCGAGGTCGAGTATCGCGCCTGGACGGATGACGGGAAGCTCCGGCACGCATCGTTCAAGGGAATTCATGAGCTAGAGGAGGGATCGGAAGTGTACGACCTGAGCGCCAATCTGGCGTAGGAGATTTAGCTACCCTGTCTACTCTTCCGATTGTTCGATCATTCTATTATCGAGCAGCCTGTCCAGCGCTCTCGTGCCACTTCTGATGACGAGCAATTCCAACTCAGCATAGAAAGGTGCAAAGAGGTTTACGTTTGGCCTAGCCTTGCCCGCAATGTGTTCGATAAAGGTCCCGCTTCTTTTTCGCGAGCTGCGTTCGAACAACTCGCGATAGCGTCGGGGAGTAACACCAGCAAAATGCCGAAACATCACTGCTCCATAGCCGTCGTAAGCTCCTCGACCAGTTCCTTCAATTTGTATGGAGTCAGAGTGCAAATCAGCTGCCAAACTTTTTGGATATGGCTCTAAAAATACAACTTCCTTAATCCCTGACGACACGATGTGTTTGGCGCACATGTGACATGGAAACGTTGTAGAGTAGAGGATTGCATCCTTCAACGGGATGCCCAAGCGAGCGGCGTCAGTAATAGCATTCATTTCAGCATGAACAATTCGGCCATACTCCAGCGCATCCATAAATTGGCTGTCCTGGATTACCGCTGAGTTGAAGTACTCTTCGAAGTCTCCTCCCGGATTGCTCACAGTGAAGAGCTCCTTTAGGATTTCGCGCTTGCGCTTGTCATTGGAGTCCTCGCTTCTGATGTACTCCCGAGCGTCAAATGGCGGTTCATCACACCAGTAAGTGCCTCCGCCCGCTTTTGGGACCTCGTTAGAGCCCATGCTCAAAATTTCACCGGTTGGGCGGAAGATGGCGGCCCCGACCTGTCGGGAGAGGTCAAGGGTCCGGAGAGCCGCCGCTTTTGCTGCGAACATTGAATATTCAAGCTTCGTTGGCGATATTTTGTTTGATGAGAACAGAAGCTCACAGAACCGAACGATCTGTTCTTTAATGGCGTTCTGACCCAGTTCATCACAGTTGATGATGAAATCAGCATCATGAAATATCTTTCCGACTCGTTGCCCGTGTGCTTCAGCAGTTTCGTGTTGGTCGCGGTTGACAAGATCATTAGCGGTTGAATGATATTTTCCGGAATCTGTGTTGTTCTGTTCGTGTGCTAATTGGCGCGACAGGTAATCTATCCTTGAATCCCGTCGTGAATACACAGAGACTTGGAAGAAGCTAACTCCATAAACGGAGCGCATAAGGTCAACTTCTTCCTTTCGTTTAAACTGGTGAATTAAGAACACTCTCTTTGAATAGCTGATATTGTCCTCGCTTTTCATCGCGTTTTGCCGAAGACGGGTAATTCGAAAAACGGTGTAAGCGGCTAAAATCGAGTCATCCTCGAACTCTTTTCGAACATAGTTAGCAAAGTCTATATAGCTTTCGATCCGCTTATCAGTCGGAGAGTTGTGTAGCGGCAAGTCTATTCGAAGAGACCGCTTTATGCTCGGGAAATAATCTGTAACCTTTATGGTGATTACGTCGTACCCTTTACTTTTAAAGTACGCCGAATATTCGAAGATCGTGGATTTTATATCCACGCCGACGGGCGCGACTATACCAATGAAAATTTCTGGGAACTCAATATTTGAAAGCGCGTTTTCCACGTTAACGAAACCTAAGCAATTTGCTACTATGATTCGGCCACGGGAGATTTCACATGCAAAAATTGCAAATCACAAGCGCACGCGCGACCTCAATGGTGCGATATGTGGAAGATCTGATCTCACGCAATGGCGATTATTATCGGCGATGGCTGCAGGCCGAGGGAGACATACCCAACGCTGAGATTCGTTGCGACGGTCACTCCGGTGAAGTTGATCGTAAGAAAGCTCAGAAGCGAGCGGGGTAGACTTCCAAGAGGCGTCCGCATGCGGGACGTAGCGCGCATGCGGTTCCGTCCCGGTCTATTAATCGAACTTTTAGCGTCCTGATGATATCGGCCGCGTCGAGCAGGACGTCTCTGGTCTCCGTCGGAGAAAGGTCAGGGGCGCGTGCCGAGGCGACCTGGAGATCGATCACAACGTCCCGGGCGCGGTGGCTACCAGCGATGCCCGTCTGTCTGCGCATGTCACGGATCGTGTCAACCGAACGATCCGGCAGCCGGCTGATCTCGTAGGGCGTGAGCCTTTCGGCTTCGTTCGCAGCCCTGATCAGTTCAGCAATGAATGCGGTCGTGAGGCTCATGTGCGGATCTTAACCTGATCCGCGACTTTTTGCGCGCGCGACCCGCATGCCTCATGTTATCGGCCTTCTTGTCGCTCGGATCCCTTGCCTCTCAGGAACGGCCGCAAGCCCAATGATCAGGCTCCCGTGTTCATGTGATCTTAGGGGACTTCCCGAGGTTATTCCAAGCTTCATATCCGGCGATCGTCAGGACGTAGTAGGCAATTCGGTCAGGCCATTTGTTGCTTGGCCGCGTCTCGATAAAGCCGCGGGCTTTGAGCCGGTCCTCAGTATCCGGACCGCAGTTCTTTATCTTCGTCCACTCAACCATTATACCCGGGCCAAAACCCGCTAGCTGCGCAAGGGCAGATTTTTCTCGCTTTCCCAGTGGCGTGCCCGGAATTGATTTCTCCCATTCGACGTGGGCTTTTTCTTGAAGCCTATCCATTTCTTCCCGACCCATCGTGCGAGGATCAAACCCAAGCCGATCGTACCATTGGCGCAGAGGATGATTGGGATCGTCGACGATGGGATAGCCGTGCGGACCTTTCGCCGGCTCCTTCTCGTAAGCAGTCGGTTTGCCTGATTCCCACGCCTCCCACCTTTCGAGGGCAGAAGTCATTACCGGCTCGGCGGAAGCGGGCGCAATGAGCATTGACCCATCAGGTTTGAGTTCGATTGAGACGCCGAGTTCAACAGCAAGCTTTGCTGCCCCCTTAATTTCCGCAGGACTCCACCTGTGTTTTGTGGTCAATCTCTGACTCCTGCGTTCAATCGTCCCAGTAGCTTTGTCTCGGCGGAGGATCTCCCTCCGGATCGAGCAGTTCGTCAGGCTCCGGGAAGAGGTTCTTTTCTTGCAAGGTGGCCTGAATCGTCTCAACCGTCGTTCGGGCTTCCAGCTCAGCCAAGCGCTCCTTAGCCCATCCGATCATCCGCGCGTAGTCTGCCGGAAGGTTGTCGGACTGAGGGATGGCGTCAATCGTGGTTTGGAGGTCGACAACTTTGCGGCGTGCCGCTGCGATTTCTTCCAAGTACACTGACCTCTTGTCCTCGCGCTCACCCCGCAAACGCGCCAATTCGCGGCGCCGCCACATTGCCTGTCTAGCCCGTTCTCTCTCCTCCGCCACACGCTTTTGTTCAGCCTTCGCGACGATGATGGTGCGCATCCCTGCCACGAAGTCGCCCACACACCTTTCAACGGTCTGGGACTTCCCATCGGACCACGATTTCCTCAGCCCGTTTGCATAACCGTCATAGCCGATGGTCAGTTTTCCCGTGTAAACAATGTCGAACTCCGGCCAAGTCTCCAATCTCTCGAACGACCAATGGCCTCGAGCCCTATCCTTGTCTCGTTTGGCCTTCCGCCGCTGATACTCCGCGAGCTCACTTTCCGTTGGGGTGTGCTTTGGCCGCTTTCTTTCCTCCGTCAAAACGACCCGCACAGCTCCCTGCGACGTAGAGAGGTGCAGACCGTGTTCATTTGCTGTCAACTCTGCGCCGTCGGCTTCTGTAGTGGCTGCGAGGTGGTGAAGGATACCGATGGCGCGTTCCCGAGTTCTTTCGTGAACGCAAACGCCTTTGACTGAGATGACGCCGTCTCCATCCGGCTTCGCTTTTCGCAATTGCTTCACGATCGGGGCGACGGACTTGTGACAATCTTGGATGGGCTGGTTGATAACAAGCGGCTCAAGAGTGGGAGCGTTAGCTTTCGCTATCGAGATCTGCTGCTTGCGCTCCTCGGCCTGGCGTTTTCTTTCGGCCTTTGCCGCCGCCAGTGCTGCTAGAACGCTATCGCTGAGGTGAGCCTTCGATGCTCCGATGTGCACCGCATGAAGAGCTTTGTTCTCGACGCCCCGGAGTGGGGTCTTTTTGACGGGTTGCCCGGCCTCCACTTTTGCCCAATAGCCCCGCGGTGGTGTGGGAACCAGGTGTCTTGCGCAGATTTTCGCGAACCCGCGATCGGAGAGGCCGAACTCCTCAGCAAGTTTCAAGATTGGTGTAGACCAGACAAGATCGTGAAGCTCTTCACGGGTGAGCGTACGCTTCAATTCCTTCATCCCCGGCGATGCGATTCTTTGAAGCGGCAAAGCTGCAAGCGACGCTCGGAAGAGTCAATCGGCCGTTCGCGTTGACGAGCAGAGTGCATCGTTGTCTGCTGACAAACGCCTTGGCTTTTCAATGAATTTGTTTATCGCCCGGACCAAAGCGATTTGCCACGTTCCAAGGTCTATCAACTCCGGGTCATCGAGTCGGTGATAGAGACCGGAACGGACCTCCGCTACCAATCCTTCCCGGTCCATTCTGGACACATTGGTTACGGTTTATTCCTGAGACATTGGCCGGTGCGATCCTGCATATTGTCGCTGGGCGCGAGCAAGGTTCACCAAAACGGCTTGCCGGATCTGCGAGGGAGTGCCGCCCTCCCGTCCACTCGATGAGCTTTCTTATTTTTCGAGCGCGCTCTATCACTCATAGGGCCTCGCTCTCGCTCTTGCGTGAAAGCTCTGAAGCCGCCACTCCTTTCCTTATTCGCCGTTTTGACCACGAGCCGCCACCAGAGGCCAGTGGAAGCGCCGAGTCTTGTGCACTGAATTCTAACGTCGTTAAATGAGTTACTGTCAAAGGTCATACTCGAAAGATCATTAGAGTAGATTTCTGCTGGTTACTTGATCAAGACGGTTTTGGCCGTCGGTCGCTCCTGCGCCGGATCCATTCTCCAAACTTTATGACGAGAACTGTCATCGGCGTTGTCTACCCTTATTTCTCGATCTGGAACTTAATTCTGCTGTAGTGGTTTTCCCTGGAGGAAAGAACCTAAAGGAGAACTCCAATGGCTGACAGAGGACCAACAGTAGTCAACACAGGGGGCAGCGGCGGTGGGTGGGCCGTTGCGGTAATCGTGATTCTGCTAGTTGTCGGAGCCTTGTTCCTGTTTGGCGGCGATCTCTTCGACGGCAGCGGCGGTGGTGGAAATACCGACGTCGACGTGAACGTGCCGAACGTTGAAGCGCCGCAGGCACCTTCAGGCGGACAGGAAACGCAGGCGCCTTCAGGCGGCGAGGGAACGTCGCCGGGCGGCGCTCAACAGTAGTCATCAACGTCGAGCCGTCCCTCGACGGCTTCCGGGACTGGCGAGCGCGCCTGGTGAGGCGTGGTTCATTTCTCCCGAAGCGCTCGCCCTGATGTCCTGCCGCTTGGTCCGTCCTCCCCGGCTCAAAGACGCGGAAGGGCGGAACTAATCCGCTCCCCTGCCGTTCAGATATGAGTTTAAGCAAACTCTCAAATGAGAGCATGGAGGAGAAGTCATGAACATCGGCAGGCTTTTCGCGGCCGGGTTGATTTTGGGCGGCGCGGCGGCTGCTGTACCTTCTGCTTCGTCAGCCCAGTCATTCGACCTGTATATTGGTCCGGACGGTCCGCAGCTGCGTGATCGCAGATATGACGATGACGATTACGATTATCGTCCGTCTCGCGGCTGCAGCGAGCGTCAGGCCATCCGTCGCGCCTATCGGCTTGGAATCCGCGACCCGGATATCCGGTCGGTCACGCGGCGCGAGGTCGCGGTCGACGGTGTCGGCCGGCGCGGCCGGCTTACGACCGTCTATTTTGCAAATCGGCCGGGATGTCCTCGCATAGGTTGA